AAACGATAATCGCTGGACACGAATCACCGCTACGCCTCTCCGTTTCGGGCGTCATCGGTAATTCAAATGTCAGAGTGTCGTTCACGGTTTGTGTCAGCGGTGATCGGTCAGCTTTGCGTTAGCCGTCCAGAGCGTGTCCTCTGGCGGCAGTTTCTTTTCTGCGATTATGATGGTGTCGTTGTGCGCTCCGCCGTGCCGGATCATTCTAATTTCTTCCGGCCAGTAGCCGCGCCGCAGACCCATCCCATTGCTATTCCATCCGCACGAAAGCACCACGCCGCCGATTTCGAGCAGCTTGTCCGCTTCGTCGCGTTCGGCCCGCCAGTTGGTTGAGTGGTCTTGTGTGTCCTTCGCGCCGTAGTGCCGCCCGATGCCGTTATAGACTTCCTTCACCTGGGCGCGGCTGTATGGCGGGTCGAAGATTATCAGGTCGGCTTTCACGCCTTGCGCCACCAGCATTTTCAGGAAGTCGAGCGCGTCCATGTGGTGTTCCGCCGCCATTTCAGGATTCAGATCATTCCGGTGAGTCGCCAGCCGCGAGTTTCTGGCGAATGGGTCTATTGAGCATTTGCTGGCGGCGAGATACTTTTGAGCGAGTTCGAGCGCCGGCTTCATTGAGAAGGTCGCAGAGTTTGGATTTGACCAGTAACGACGAATCGGGACGGCTAACAAATCGCTGCACCCGCAATGACTACCGCGCACGGCATCATCAGCGAGTTCAACGGTTTCTGGCGCGGTAGTCATGGGGTGAGCTTTGCGTTCGGCGGCTTCGTCATCCACACGACCCGACCCCATTTGTCTATGACGGCATACGCACTGCGATATTTCACGATGCTTTCGTCCGAATCGTCATCTATCAGAGTTCCGCCCTGCTCGATCAGCCAGGCGATTTTCTTTTTTTGGACGCCAGCCGCCGAACAAGGTCGCTGGAGACAATCGGCGTTGGACGTTTCATTTTTATTCATAAAATGTTTCTGGTTGCTGGACATCGCAGTTCGCCGATGTCTCAGCTTTCTACGTTAGACAGCCGGGCGGAGCGTTTCTTTTTCTTGCGAGCTTTTTGAAGCGCGGCCTGTTGTGCGGGCGTGATTGCCCGCTTGGACTTCGATCCGCCTTTTGCTTTGTCGAGTTTGTTTTTACGCACCCACTCCCAATCCATATCCACGCGCCACCATTTCTCCCCATCAGTATCGAAGGCATTGGTCGGTTCACCACCGAGATATTGTTTGAGGGTTTTACCCTGCTCTTTGATTTCGCCATTGAAAGTAAGGCGGCAGGTTGGTTTAGAACACGGCGTTAATTTATACATTTTCATGCGTTGGTTGCCGGACTTTCGCGCCGTCCGGCTGGCGGCTCATGTTGTTAGCCATTTAAGGCCCAGGTTGAACACCCCATGCGAAAGATGTTTTCACCTTGTCAGATTCCGCGCTCTGACTGGCTTTCGTGCGGCTCAGTTTATTTTATACTCACTTCACTGGAGCCGACTCCGTTTTTCTCAAGTCGCACTGCCGGTTTCCCGCGTGCAAGATTATTTATATCATATCACAGTTACGATGCAAACTCTTTTTTTGATTTATTTTCGCGAGTCGCAAACCGGCTGTCTAATATCGCGCTGGAACCAACGCCCATTATCGCCGTCAGTCCGCTACGCGGTTCACGCCTCAAGCTGGGCGTGGTTCAGCTTGTGGCGTTCCCCAGCCTCAGAGAGCCTTGCGTGAGGCGGCGGGTAATGACCTCACAGAGTCGTTCATTGCTCTCGATGCCCACTGCGCGACGGCCACAGTTGCGCGCTGCAATCAGCGTCGTGCCGCTACCCGCGAACGCATCGAGTATCGTTTGGCCCGGTTCGGATGCCCACCGCACCAGACGCTCCGCAAATGTGACGCTCTTTTCGGCGTCATGGTTGGGGTGGTTGCCGTAATACCACTCATGCCGGATGCAGTTGGGTTGGCTCGTGCCTACGCGAGCGGCCACGCCGTCACTGTCACCAGCCACGTAGCAAATCCAATCCACAGATGAACGAAATGGCCTGCCCATCCCAATTTTTTCCCGATCATGAATGATGACCTGATCAACGCTGCGCCCGATGTTTGCGCGACCCAGTGCGCGCTGGTAGCTGTCCACCGACCGCCAATCCGACCACAAAAACCACGGCGAAGCAGGAACGCTCGCGGCGTGCATCGCGCCGAAAACGTCCACCAGCCAATGCTCGAAAAACTGGCTACTCGATTGGCTGTTGCGCCCATTGCTTGCCCCGCCTGCAAATGCAAACGGCGGGTCTGTGACGATGGCGTCCACCTTTCCGAGAGCGGCGAGAACGGACAGCGCATCCCCACAGTAGAGCGTCACCCCATCCGCGTCATAGAAAGGCTGGGGAACAAGTCCTTGGAGCGGATAGCCGCTGCGCTGGGCAGCGGCGGGATCGCTCTCAATTAAAATGTCGCTTGGTTTGTTCACGGTTTCTCTCGGAGGCTACCGCTCAAGTCTGCGTTAGAGCACAGGGCGGGCGTCATCGGGCACACCATGCGCACATTGTTGACCGCTCGGCTACGTCGAGCGGGATTTTCATTTGCGCTGCCCCTTTCGGGATGTAGCCAGCTTCAAATTTTGCGCGGAGTTCTTTCAGGCTTGCAGGCCACGAGTCGCGCTGTTCGCTGCGGAGCGTGTGCCCCGTCCAGATTTCGAGAGCTTCGATTTCCATCCATCGGTCTATGTGGTCGCGCCACAGCCGCCACCATTCGCCGAGTTGCTGGTGGTAGCAGCAGTCGCAGTCAGTTCGCTCCGGTATCGTCACGCCGCGTTCGCGCAGATATTCTTTGACCTTGTTCACGCCCCATCCCCAGCGCACCAGCGGAAGGTCTTGCTTGACGCCTTCGATGCCATTCCAGTTTGTGCCTTCGCGGTCATCGGCTTCATCGGCGCGGATGCCGACGTAGCAGATTGCGGGCGCGAGGCTCGCCGCGTATTTTATGAAGGGTTCGATTTTCACTTCCCGCGTGCAGTAGCGCAGCCGGAAGTTTGGCAGCGTCTTGTATTTGATGATGAGGTCGAGCAGCGACGGGCCGGGGATTCTCACCAGCGGAGCGCCGAGCAGACATTCCAGCTTCTTCCAGTGGTTGAGCATTTCTGGCAGTTCGCGGCCTGTAGGCGTGATGCAGAATTGATACGCTTGCGGCTCTACTTCCGCGAGCCGGAGAGCGAGAGCGGTTGAATCTTTTCCACCAGAGAGAGCCACGATCCTGTGCTCTAACAAATCGCTGGACGCGGACGTGGTTACGTCCGCCAGTTCAGCGGTTTCTTTAGCTAGGATGGTTGTTGGATTATTCACGGTTACTCACGACCACGCCGGTCAGCTTTTTCGTTAGGACGCTGAGGTTTCGGTAGGCGCACAGGCCCACAAGGGCCGAAGCGATCCACCTTCACCGGCTCTGGTAGGCGTTCGGCATTTTCAATTCGCACGATCACGCCATCCACCTCGGCTGTGTAGTCGCGGGTTCTGTCATCATCCGTGCTGTAACTCGGTCTTGACCGATGCCATTGAGCGTCTGGCCAGAGCGCAGCGATGTCCTGCGGCGTCGCTTTCTTTTTGTCGTAGGTGTAGCTGGCGAGCCGAATTTCTGCCACGAACAGGATGTCGTCACGCTTCACCGGCGGCAGTGTGTCCACATCCAGTTTCCAGCTTAACCGAGCCAGTGTCAGTTGGTATTTGCGGACAAAAGCATTCAGAAGGTTGATGCGTTCTTGCGTTTCGCGGAGTTGTTTCATCTCCCATGCGAGTTGATGGATGCCGCCACCGCTGCCGTCGTAGTGCGCGCCGAGGTCGGTCATCGCTTCGAGGTCGAAGGGTTCTAAATCAGGATTCTTGTTTGTGAGTTCTAGTGCCATATTGCGTCCTAACCATGCGTCGCAGCCAATGCGGGTTGGCGCGTTTGTTTCATTTGTGAGTCACAGCCCCCGCATGGCTGGACTTGGTGTTCGACCACTTGGCCTTTTCTGACATCGCCCATCTTTTGCTTCCAGCGGGCATTTCCTTTTCAGGCAAAGCTACTTCATTGGCGTAGTCCCATACCATCATGGTCGAGCCACACTTCATCCTGCCATAGAGTTTGCAGATGCGTTCTAGTCCGCGCAGTGGTCGAACCACTCCATGCAGACCAACAGCCGGAGTCGCTGGCTGTTGGCTGGTCAGTTCAATTTCAGTATCCATAGTTAATCGCGGCTGTGGCTGATGAGAGTCTTTCGATGTCTCGTTCATAAATTCACCACGGAAGCGGGTTCTCCATTTTCCGTCCACTGGCACAAAATCAAGTAAGCCATTTCGTCATGCAGCTTTTTGGCATGGTAGAACTTGAAGCATTTGTCCACCCCAACGCCGGTCATTTCGGAGATCATGCGGAACGACAAATCCAGTTTGTCCTTGGTTTTGGCGAACGCTTCG